CTATTATGCTATACGAATAATCGCAGTAGCAGCCGCAGCAGCAGGGAACTGGATCTGGAAATCACCTGTACTTACTGTCTGATCTCCACCAAAGCTCAATACCGCACACGCAGAATTGGAATCAGTTGTGTCGTAAATCACCCCTCCACACGTTGTAAACGAAGAGGAAGTCCACGTTACTGAACTAAAGTTCGTTATAGCTGTTGTACCATCAGCAGTGGGAGTTACTGAAGTGAGAAGTTTTCCACCCACAGTGTACCCCGTGCCTACAAGCTCATCACTAGCTGACGTAATATCACTGTAGTTAGTTGTTGCAGCACCGTATGTACCACTACCGGAGGCAGTAGCTTTGAGAAGTGCCAACTTAAACGTGACGCTTCCTGCGGTGAAGTTATGTAAACCCTTCATCAGTTCAACTTTAAACGATGTGGGCATTGCAGTTGAGATTGTAATTGCCATATTAGACCTCTAATAGTTTCACTAATTCTGGATGCCCAGCATCCGTAAAACGGTTGGTTAATGTCGTATTATGAGAAGCTACAGCCTGACGTAAATAATTTGTCATTACGCCTCTGATGTCTTCTCTAAATGCTTCTGCTTGAGCCTGTATAACAGGGTGTGAATTACTGCCAATGGAAATAATTTCATTAAGAGCTAACTCCGCTAATTCTTCTGGCGTAAAACCCCTATTTGAAACCATAGTGGCAGTGGCTATTCCCACGCTCATTTCTCCTGCTGTCGTCTTCATGGTCCCGGCGACTCCGATTTAATTGGAATCCTAATAATTCCATCTCTATACTCATCCCTTCTTCGTCTTCCATCCTGTTCAATCCCTAGACCTTGAACAGCCTGCATATAGCTGTTTTCAAAATGCTGCATCATCTCTGGAGGCCCTTTAGTGTAGCTGTACGCTTGAATTAAACAAGCATACAAAAGCACTTCGGGGGCATTCGTGCTTACCCACGTAGTTGGCGTGGTGGAGGACAGTTGAGTAGGTCGGCTGATATAGCCTATTTGGACGGAAATATCGGCATTGGGAGTAGGTGCAATATAAAAAGTATTTTGGTCCCACACGGAGTAATATTTAGGTACTCCCTCCGTAGTGTGGTTGGGCCAGTATTCTTTAATAAAAGAGGTGTCTCTAAATTCTAAAAAAGTTTGAACATTAGCAATCGTCGTCATTAGATAACGATGCGTCAAAATATCACTAGGCGCAGTTAAAAAGCGGTTCCCTTGAGTTGTGGTTCCTGTGGAATCTATCCTAAAAGCGTCTAAATCAACGTCCCTTAAAATGCGATTTTCTGCCATTGTAATAAAAGTATTAATGACGGCATCGGTAAAAACATTGCTTCCGACTTCGGTATAGTTCCTAATATTTGTAACTAATTCGTCATAAGTCATTTCATTTACCTAAGTTTTTACTATAGTTACTACCCCTACCGCACCTACCCCTTCCACAGGGTTTTGCGTAGGGAAAGGCTGCATGTTCACCGTATCACTCGCGCTTCCTATGCTTTGGAACCCCGAATCTCCGGGTAAGCCCAAAAACACTACTACAGGCTCTGTTCTGTCCTTTCGCGGATCGCGCAATGCTACGGCGTCTCCCCTATAGTTCAAAGGCTCTATTTGCGGGGACTTAGGCTCATAGTCCTCTGGGCAGACCATAAACCCCTTCCAGTTTTTTCTAAGTTCTTGGTAAGGGTACTGAAAGCCGCAGTAGTCGCAAATCGCTACCGCAAATTTACCTGTCGCGTAAGCCATTACGAGCCTACGCTAGGGACAAAATGAACGCTTGCCGTGTCCCTATCTTCATTAGCTGCACGCAAAAAGTCCTCTTCGTATATAGCCTTAAGCGCGCTTGTTCGGTCGGGCGCATATTTTAAAGAAACCATATAAGCTAACCCTGAAGCCAAGCAGGGCAAAAATCTAAAATTAACGTCGGTAGTATTAGTGTATACTCCGGCATCTTGAATTCTTCTAATTCTGTAATAAACCAACGTGTAAGCTTTATCTGCGGCAGGCCAGAGAAAAATAGCAGGTGTTATCTGGCGTTGCACATAGTATTGAGTAGGACGTGCTTCGGTAAGCTTGTTTGGTACATTCAGGTATTCCGACCGACTAATTCTTGAAATACTCACGTCTTGTTGCTGTCCATTAACCGTATCTCTGATCACAGCCGAAAGCACGTTAACCGTATCGTCGCCCGGAGCCACTTGTTTAGTCCCTTTAACTAAGGCTGCCGTAGCTTCTTCAATCGTCCATAAATTTAAACCTCGGTTAGCCCAATCAAGAAACAACAGATTCAAGGAACGGGTGGCCGACGTAAGTTGATAGCCTTCCGTCATTTGAATGCCACACCGCTCAAAAGCCTCTTCAACAATCTCATCAATAGGAAGATTGAAGTCTGTTGTATTAGATGTAGCCATTAACTACAGGACCCGCCTTTTCGATATTTTTTAACTGACCCACCTTGGTTAAACATCGGAACGCCAGTAGATTTACTTTTAGTTTTCAACACCTTATTTCTAGGGCCTTTTCTTACTGCCCCGCCGCCTTTAGTAGCGGCTCCCATTCCACGTCCAGCCATGTTTCACCTCATAGAGTTGGGGGATTGGGGAAAATCCCCAATCCCTATTTTACCGCGCTTAGGCAGCCACGCCTCCTTCAAACAACAGAGTGACGTGTGTTATAGAATTGGTGGGGGTTTCAGTAGGAATGTCTATATATATTCCCCCACTAAACAGCATTCCTCCATCAGGAATGTCTATAGTGGTTCCACCCGCCGCCGTAGAAGCGTTCAATGTAAGAAGAATGGAGTCACTAACCGCAGCCCCATTTCTAAGATTTACCGAGCTTTGGGTAGCCGAGCCCCCTGCGAGGGCATTTACAAAATAAACTCCCATCAGCCGAGTACGACCTGAAACCGCAGCAGCGGAAGCGTCTTTCGTTACCGCCGAAATATTACTTGCACTCATGTGAGTCTCCTTTTAAAAAGACTACTCGGAATCTTCGGAAGACTCTTCGGAAGACTCTTCTGTAGTTTCTTCTACTGCTTCTTCTTTAGTTTCTTCGCTTTCAGAAACTCCCCACATACTTTTGCCATTATTCATAGCTGTCTCCTTAAATTTAAACAGTGCTAAATGGTGTAATAGTTGTGCCAGAACCCATTCCAATCATGTTGATATACCAAGTGCCTGTGCTAACTGCCATGATATGAAGTTCAGTGTCCATAAGGCCACCTTTAGTAGAGCCATTAAGAGTAATAGTGTTATTTCCTCCGCCAGCATTGGCAGAAAAACCTGTTACGGCTCCTGCGGCTCCTATCATCAAAGCTGTGCCTGTCATTACGTCGCCTGCTGCACAACTTATTACGAGGTCATTAGCAAGGTCTTGAGCTAGGTAGATTGACATAATAGATCCAAAATCATTTTGTTGATCTGGACTTGAGGGGTCTTCAGGAGTGGTGTCTTTAAGTGCAGGTAAGGTAATTGTGCCTGCTCCTCCTGCAAGAGTGTCGTCAAACAAATTCATTTTTCCTGCGTTACCTACAACTTGAGCCCCAGTAGTGGAGTTCACGTAAGGTAAAACAGAAAGAGTATTGGCTGTTCCGGTTAGAACAACTTGGTTTTTAAAGCCTCTGGGTACAAATCCAGATAATGATATCACTGGACCTGAAAAAGTGGTCTTAGCCATTTGAAAATCCTCACATGCGAGTTTAGCGAATCTGTCTGCATGTAGTCCGCCGGGGACGGTCAGATACGCGGGTTAGCCCCGGTTTCAGCTCAAGTATATACTTCCTTATAGGGGCGCACAAATAAAAAAGAGAGCCGAAGCTCTCTTTTTTGTTCCCTTCCTCTTTTTATGGAGTACCGGGTGAACCAAAAATACCACGTGGATCACTAAAGCCAAAGCTGTAGCGTTCCCGTGCCTTATAGCGAACATTACCAGTGTTGAATTCACCTTCAAAACCAGTAGATAAAGCTATACGGTTAAACATCTTCATGCCGTTAGGTGCATCGGTAATGATGAACCAAGCGTCAGGATCTGTTAAGTAATGGTTAACGGAGTATCCTTGAGGAACCATGCCCATGTTACGAACAGCGTTAATGTCGTTATCTGCTGTTCCTACGCGCAAAGTAGACTTTAAGATACGGTCCGCCGTAAATTGCAATTCTTTAGGAACAATTAACTTGTTTCCTTGAACTGCGATTTTCAGGCCTCGCTCATCGGTGAACGCCGCAATGTCTATCAAAGCTTGTTCCAACGAAGTTTCGGTTAAGTCTGCTGCAACCGTCAACTCATTCTTAAGGTCAGGACCACTAAGAGTAGGGTGATCTAATGCACACAGAGGTTTGCCGTCGCCACCAAGCGAAGTAGTGAATGCGCCATTAAGAATGGCAGCACCTTTAATCTGCTTAGTAGTAGCCATTGAACGCGCAAGGGCTTTAGTGTAACGAGCCGATAAACGGTCGTATAGGTTATCTTCCACTGCCTCTTCAGTCAGTGAAAATGCTAGTGCTACGGTTTCGTGCGTATAGCGCGCTGTGTAGACTTCTTGAGCTTGGTCATAAGCCACGCCAGCTCCTTCAGTTTTAACAGGGGCTTCCGCGAAACCCGAAAGCATTACTTCTTCTTCAAAAGCACGATCCGAAGATTCTACTTCATAGATTTCAGTATGCTCGTTGTCGTAAGAGTCGTACTCCAGACCAAACAAGGCGTTTAGACCGGGCTCCAGCTCTTTTACCAGTTGGGCTCTTGATATAGCCATGATCTATTCTCCTTATTGTCCTGCTACGCCAGCACTGCCGTAGAGATGCTCGTTGATTTTAACCACCACAACCGCAAACTCTCCTACAGCATTATTGGGTACATCCCATAAGCCAATAATTTTCAAGTTAAGTGCTGCTGTTGTATTAATGGTGCTTGTGTCCAGCTCATTGGCCGAAAGTCCCGTAGTGGCATTGCCTGTTCCTACGACGATGTCTGCATTCTTGCCGTAATTAGCTACAGCAGAAGTGCCGTCGTTTTGAATGATAAACATTTGACTAGGGTCGTCGAGTACGTCTGCGACAATCTTGCCTTGGGTAATGTTTACACTGCCGGGGTAATAGTTCTTCCATGTGGGCTTCTGTGTTGTAGGGTCATTATAAAAACACCCGTTAAACACACCCACCGCCGCCGTGTGTGAGGATGGATCAAACTGTAGAATATAACCATCTTTCAAGGTAACTAAGTCACCTTGGTAAATGGCTCCTGCTTGGTTGTCCGCTATCTCGTAACCATACTGCTTTTGACCACCAGTGCCAGCAAGATTACCGAGAGGACGTAGCCCGAAGGCTTTATCGTTATTAGCCATGATATATGTCCTTTAAATGATAAGGTTAGTCGGTGTTGCCGCGAGGGCCACCGAGGCTTACTTTTGACTGTCTTTCCGGCGCATTGATTTTCATTGACGAATGTGCGTTCGCCTTCAATAGGTCGTTATCAACAGCTTTAATTTGGTCATGGGTTCTTGAAGAATAATACTCTTTCCGCTCTTCGGCAGTTTCTTCAGGTATTCTAGCTAATAAGAGTCCACCAACAGATATTATACCTGCGTGTTTCCCATCTTCTTGAACGCCTGAATCAAATTCGGGATATTCGTCCGCCCGTACCAGCTCATACCCCTCGCGGAGTTTTGCGGCTACGTTAACGCGGTCGTCTACCCCGCCTGTCTCAACCCTAATCCAACGGTGTCTATATCCCGGCGGAGGAGGGGGAGCATCTAGTCGTGAAGGAGGAGCCCAAGCTTTACGGCGCGCAGTCTTGTCTCGCGTTTCCGCGTCACGGGCACTGCGTTTTAATTTAGGTACTTTCGTAGCTTCGCTCATTTATTACTCCTTAACGTGTTTCGCATAATCTTCTAATGAAACCCCTAAACGCTTTGCTATCGCAACCTGACTTGGGGTTAACCTTACGGTGCGGCGTGCTGTACTGTTAACACCCGAAGAGCGGGTTGCAGGAGCTACCGTTTGCACGGGTCGGTTAGTCCTGTTGTTTTGTGGCGTAGGAGCCTCTTCATACTCATTAGGAAATATTTCGCGCATCCTACGATTTATCTCATCATAATACTCGTCGGTACTAGGGTCAAACCCTTCTTGTCGAATTAAGTCGAGATGAATGCCTCGCACAGCGTGCGTCATTACCGTATTTTTCCCAAACCACTCATTTTGTTCGGCCCATTCTTCGGCTTTAGGGTCCGCTACCGCTTGAGGAGCGGGTGCAGGTGCAGGAGCTTGAGGAGGGGGTACGGGAGCTTGTTGCCGTGCTGCCTTAGTATTTTTCACCCTATCCTGCTCAACCAAAGCACTTGTAAGTCGTTGTTGTGCTTCAGTTTCTGTGTCAATGTCTCCTTCTTCTCTGGCTTTTTTAATCACATGTTTCAGAGAAAGAACATGGCTATCTAGTCGAGCATTAGCCTCCTCTAGCCTTTCTCCATCCGTCTTATGGTATTTTTCTTGTAGCACCTCGTTCTGCTGTTGGACACTTTTAGCAAAATCCATTGCCGCTTCTTCTCGCCGCTGTGTTTCTCGTAAGCGCGCGGTCAGTTTATCTATTCGCTTTTTTACTTTATCGGAATAATCGTCTAAATTATCAGTTGAAGGGGCGTCCTCTTTTTCCTTGGCTTTTTTCTTTTTAGGAGGTTGTGGGGGCTCTTCGGTCTTTTCCACTACCACCTCTTCTTTAGCAGAGATTTCAGCTTCTGTTCCGTCTTCGTTCATTTCCACCGTGGTTTCTTCTTCATCTTCCCCGATATTAAATTCCAGTTCTTTGTTAATTGGTTCTGTTTGTCCCATTACTCTACCCTCCTACATGTGCAAAATGTCGTCTGGGTCATTTACTAGCCCCAAGACTTCATCATCATTTAATAAACGAATCTCTCCTCCATCAATCTGAATTCGAGAACCTGCATATCTTCCAAAAATCACCCAGTCCCCTTCTTTACACCACGCACCATAAGGAAACTTAGACTCATCTGCATAAGCAAGGTCCCCCGTTTTCAATACATAGCCCACATTAGTGGCTAATTGCGTTCTTTTATGGGTTTCGTCGGAAAGCATGATGCCTCCCTTAGTGGTTTGTGCGCCCCTATAAGGAAGTATGGCTAATCGCCATCCCGTCGGTTGAGGTATCAAATCGAGAATAGATGCAGCAAGCCCTTCGTTATGGACTTTTCCATCTGGAGTGTAGGCATCCTCTAAAGTAGGCTTATCCGCTGTTTCTTCGGCGTTTTGCCATTTTTCCTCTAAAGAAGTTAGTTTCTTTTTTTCGGCTTCCATTATGAGTCTCTTCTGGGGGTTAAAAATCTTCGGAACGTTTATCCAATTTCTCTCGGATAATTTGATCCACAAGTTTTATGCCTTCCAGACGGCCCATTAGAAACCTATAGCGCTCCATATCTTGCACTGTGCCATTAAGAACTATGGCTTCGGAGTCAGACTGTAGTTTTTTGACTTCTTTCAATACGCTTTCAGCGAATTCAAGCATGGTCGTTTTTCCATGAGAGCAGACGGTTAATAGCCCCGTCTGGAGGCTTACTTAATAAATATAAACCGGGTAATTCCCATCCCGTTTTCTTATTATTTTAACAGGTTTTTGCCCAATTCTACCAGTGGTACTACTTTTAGGCTTTTTTGCCTTAACTGGACCACCTTTTGCCAGTTTTTTAGGTTTTTTAGACCTGCGCGCGGTGTTTAAAGCTATGGCGACTGCTTGACGCTTCGGCTTTCCGGCGCGCATTTCAGTTTTTATATTACTAGAGATGGTTTTTTTGCTAGTTCCACGCTTAAGCGGCATGTTTTTCCCCTATTAACATAAATAAGTGGGTCC